CGAAAACTGACTCATAAACTTCGTAGAACGCTGCGTTAATTTCAATTTTTGTTACATCAAACTTAGACATTTGCTTTTTCTCCTTTTTCAATATAAAGGGGAGAGGCTAAAACCTCTCCCCCTAAAAACCCTTATTAGAGACCTGTTATCAGGACTCGCCACCGAAGACCGGCTCAGGAACTGCTGTGTAGAAGTCCCTATAAGCGGCTGCGTCGGTGTCCTTGCCTGTGCAAGCCTTGATGAGATGCTTCTCGACTCCGTCGATCTCGACTGCATCTGTTCTCGGAACAGCCTTGAATGTGACTGTCTCTGTCTTGATCTCTACGTCACCGCTTACGTCAGTAGTACCTGAAGAAACTGCAGGACGGGAAGCAAGACATACCTTATAGAAGCAATATCTCCTTGATGAGACATCTGTCTGGAACTCGAACATGAGAGCGAAGTAAGAAACTTCGTCCTTGTCTGTCTCGACGATGAGACCGTTGTCATCTTCTTTTGCTCCGAGATAGTCGAGCTTGACATCATCGGGGATCATAGCAGACTCGAAGTCGCCCTCATAGCCTCTGTTGTTTGCCAGAGCATAATAAGCGATGTTATCTGCAGAGAAGAACGTCGGAGCTCCGGAAGGATCCAGCTGAATGTTAACTGCTCCGGGCCACTTCTTAGGTGTCTCGTAGGTTGTAACTACATTACCGCTCTCATCTTCTGTCTCGATGAGCTTTGCGTAATGGACATTAGAAAGGCCATAAAAAACCTTTGCTGCTTTACCCATTTAATATTCCTCCTTGAAAACGAATATCGTAGTAAGTCTCACAAACGTGCTCTGAAGTGTCATCGACGAAGGTCACTGAGTAAGGAAGTGAATTATTGTCAAGAACACCTTTCAGAGTTGAATGAAGACTCCAGTTGTGGACCTCACTTTCGACCAGGTCAAGTCTCAGTGAAGTTGTTTCAGTGTATGTGATGTTGTCTGCTGCGAAGTTTGGCTGCTCAATGTCTCGCATGACGATATAAGGACAAGCGGTACCATCAGGAGCGGAACCGAGATGAACATCGAACTTGGCATCTTCGAGAAGTGTTTTAAGTGAACTTATTGTCATAATTTACTCTCTAACTCCTTTACGATAGTTTCGGAAATCATCTCTTCGACAGGTTTGATATGTGGTCTGGCCTGAACTCTTCCGACCTTCTTACCGTCACGGATGATGTCGTGACCATTCTCCAGAAGGTGTGTGAGTCCGGGCTTTTTGTTGTAGACGATATATCGACCTTTTTCCTTCTTTACGGCCCAAGACTTAGCATACTTTCCTGAGTCTGCAGGAGAAGTCTGAACTAGAGCCTTTTTAGCCTGGTTCGCTCCGTTTTTCATTACCTCGTCAACCGTCTCGTTAATATCAGACGTGTATTGAGCGAGAGCTTGATTGATCTGAGCTGTGAGACTATCCATTTCCAACCCTCGAACCGTAGTAAAGCTCGATCCAATCGTCATCCGGTTCAAAAGTACGATAAATCGAATACACTGTCAGATTCAGATTCTCGTCTTTGAAACCTAAAAACTTCTCACCGCTGTATTCCGCACGATTCATCTTGATTGATCCCTGCGGACGAAGTCCGGCTTGAGAAGCCTGGAAGAACTCATTCTGATAGGTGCTATCCTGGATCCCGATCACTGCGGTCTCCGTCTTTGTGGTCACTGTCTGACCTGTAGCATCTTTTGTTCTAGTTTCTCCCAAAAGAAAAAACGAAACATCGCGAGCCATTGTTATTACCTCAGCAAACTAGAATTAAGATTCAGAACCACTCGGGACCGCCGGAACCGCCCTTTCAAAAGCTCGACAGTTTAAGCGGTATTTAAGGGAAGCCGGCATCGCTGTCGGCTCCCTTCTTGATAACCACTGCCAACGAGCGTAATCGATAACGAGCTCAGAATCTCTGTTATTTGTCAGATCGACTTTCTCACCGATGAACTTGCTCACTTCCTCTTCAGCGACTGTCAACAGGCTGGTGAGTCTAGTGTCATAAACATTCGAGTTTATGATTCCGATATCGATCTTGAGCCTTGTTAAAAGGACGTTGGTTTCACTCATGGTCTGACCTCATTTCAAAAAAAAATCAGGATTCAGGATCGTCCTGTCCAGGGAATGTGACCTCTGTCGTAGGAGCTTCACCATAACCGATAGCACCGAAAGCGAGCGGGACTGCAGGCTTACCGTCAGCTCTCATAACGCCCTTGATGACTGTCTGATCCTCGATGAACTTGCACTCTGTTGAGACGGAAACTGTCATTTCCTTCTTGATGAGAGCTGCATAAAGATCGAGATAACCGAATACGATGTTGTTATCAGGAACGAACTTGAGAACAACTACGTCACCACCGTCAACGGGCATTGTACCGTCGACACCGGAAACGATTGCGCCAGCTGCATCGAAAGAAATAGCCTGAGCCTTGAGTGTGCGATACATCTTCTCGTTCATGATCCATGTGACAGAACCACGGCTCTTGTCTCCGTTTGCAACTGCACCAGCCATGATGATGTCAGCAAAGAGATCCTTGCCTTTCTTTGAGCTGGAGATTGTAATGAGCTGAGAAGCTGTGTCAGCGATAGCTGTTACGAAGCCAGTCGGCATCTTGACACCGGTACCATAAATGAAAGCCTTGTCAAGTGCGATACCGATAGCCTGAAGCAAAGCGTCAGCAAATACGTCGAGGAGATCGATATCAGAATCTTCAAGTCTTGAGTTGCAGATAGCGAAGAAGCCACCGACCTTGAATGTGTCGAGCTCAACAGAACCGAAAGAGAGATCCAGTTCGTTAAGTGCTGCACATGCCTCAGTCCAGATAGCCTCGGGGATAGCACCCTCGACGGGCTGTCTGCCATTGTTCTTCGTAAAAGAAGCTCTTACTCTGCTATAGAGCTTGGAATACTCGATAACATCGTCACGGATGAGCTCGAAGATGGAAACTCCGATGAAAACTTCTGAACCTGTGACGGTTCTCTTCTCTGCGATAAGCTGTCTAACTCCATCGAGTGTCTTCTTAACATCATCGCGCTGTACGAACTCAGCTCTTTCGATAGCTGTCATCTTGTTGAGTGATCTTGTCTTAAACATCTTATGTGTGTTCCTTTCTGTGTGTATTACTCCCTCCGGAGTTGTAGAAACTGTTGCGGGCTCCTGTGAAGCCTTGATAGAAGCTCTCTGCTGCTCTTCGACCTCTTCGAGTTCCTTTTCCATCTCGGAAACTTCGTTCTCGATGTCTGCGATCTTCTGAGCGTTTTCAGCCTTGTCAGCATCAAGAGCTGCCTGGTCTGCTTCGATCGCTGTGATAGCGTCTTCGACGACCTGCTTCTCTTCGTCTGTCTGAGCTTCTTCGATTGCCTGAGCTGTGTCATCAGATCTCTTCTGGATGTCTGCAGCTCTGGTCTCGAAGTCGGAGTCATTAGCTCTGAGAGCTTCGAGCTCCTTCTTCTTGTCGTTGATCTTCTTGCGAAGCATCAATGCTCTAAGCATGATTTAATCCTCCTTAGTTGTGATTTTCTGAAGACGATCATTCATCTTCAGCTTCCACGCTTCAGAAGCTCTCTTCTTGAGTTCTTCTGCATCGCGGTGTCTAGCTGAGATGCTTGTTTCTTCATAAGCCGGGAATGTGCAAACAGAGACCTCGAAAAGCTCGACATCTGTGATCGTCCAGTGGATGCTGCCATCAGCTCTGAAGTCGGTTTCTTCACTTCTGACAACGAATCCGATCGAACACTGATCCACGTCACCACGCTTAACCCTCTCGTATGTGTTAACCGCGTCAGAATCTTTCGGATTGATAGTGATGCGTCCCCACAGTCCGTGAGCGTCTTCCTTGAGCTCCAGTGTGTGAGCCTTAGTACGGCCCAGGACCAGAGTCGTGTCGTGGTTGGTCAGTCCTCTGATATCGCCACCCACCGAGCTCGTGAAAGCTCCGGGAGCGATGGACTCAGATGCACCTTCCCACATCTCATAGTCACTATTAAAAACAGCGAAGTAGCCTTCAATGACCATCTCTCCGCTGTCTTCCCTCGTTTTGAATTCTCCTGACCTGAGCTGTAACACTCTCATGTCCGGATGGTCTTCAAAGATTGAACGACCAGTCATAGGAATTGTCTTATTCATTTATGTCCCTCCGTTAAGTTTGTTTTGATCGCCTGACATGCTCGCGGGAATGTAGTTCTCAAGAACCTTGAGCTCGTCGAGACCTTCCTTCGGTTCGAGGTTGATCCTGTCGCGGGCCTCGTTACCTGTTACCCAGCCACGGTCACCCATAGCTGTGAAGACTGAAGTTATCTGCTGGAGATCCCAGTCGAGCAGGGCCCAGATGTTTCCCTTCACATACCAGTTCGGGGAAAGGATGAGGCCCTTGGTCATCGTCTGCTGTATCTTCTCGACTATCTCTCTGACAGTCGTCTGGACGAAGTTGTTATATTCGTCTTTCTTGAAGTCACCGACACCGACCAGGAACGCAGGGACACCCACGATCGCTGCAGCTGTTTCCTTGTTCATCTTGACCGTGTCTGAGATTGCGAGATCCTGAAGCGTCAACGGCTTGACTGATGTGACGTTCATCTGCTCTGCAGGAATGATCCAGGGCTGGCCAGCTTTCGCTGTCTTGAGATAATCTTCAGCAATCTTGTCGCGTCCGTCTTTGCTCTGGAACTCTTCACCCATAGCGTTGACGTTAACAATCAGCGGGGGCTTGTACTCGGAAGACAGATAAGCTTTTTCTGTATATGCTGCCTGTTTCAAGTTGTTGGCCACGTCGCTGATAGAGACTTCAATACCTCTTCCCTTCCAGGGCTGATCCTTATCGATGTGAAGCCTGAAGTGTAGAAGATCTCTCGGATCGTATTTGATTCCGTCGATGTAGATCCAGTACCCATAACCGAGCGGGTTATCAGGAACGAAAGTGACACGGTTCATCGGAACGACTTCAAGATCCCGGAGATATCCGTTCTCGGTGTGCGGTCTTACGACTGCGTTTCCGTTTCCGTAGAGCAGCATGTTCATAGCGATTGCTTCGAAGAAGTCTGCTCTGGTCGTGTAGCTGTTCGGATCGATATCGATCTTCCGGGATAACTCGTTCTTGATCCTCTTGTCACCGTTGTCGGTGTTTTCCATTATGTGCCACGAGACCAAACCGACGAGGGAAGCGATAGCCTGACAAGCTGTTATGATTGTCGGATTCTGATCGAGAGAAGTATATCCAGCGCACTTGAGATCACCTTCTTTTAACAGTGCGAGGAACTGCTGATTGATCTGCTTTTTGATCTCTTTGTTCAGAGCTTCCTTATCGGTCTCTCGCTTTTTTAATGTCGGAATTTTAAAATTCATTTACTTCCTCCAAACCAAGTAGAAACCATGTTCGGTTTTTCTAAGTCGTTTAAATATCTAACGCAAGCGAACACGGAAGCGTCAAAGAGGTCGATTCGCATGTTCCGCTCGATCTTCTCGAACTGGATCATGTCGTCACTCTTCTCGATTGCTTTTACGTTCGCGACGCAATATTCAAAAGCCTCGGAGTGGAGATAATATAGTCTCTTATCCTTAGCTGCTTTCTCTATGTGTCTGAATCCTTCAGACTTAACGTAGTAATACTGAGGCTGGTCTACGACATTGAAGCCAGCTTTCTTCATACCGATCACATACTCTCGAGCGAACTTCCTGTCGTGGCCGACCTGGACGATATTGAAGCCTCTTTTCTTCATCTCGATGAACCACTTGACCACGTCGTCTGTGTTAACAGTCGGACTGTTCGTCATCGTGAGCCATCCGTCATCCTTCCATCCGAAAAGCGGGATCTGGTCTTCTTCAGCTTTTTGAGCTGCAGCTGTAACCGGAAAGAATCCGTGAGTGATGATGATGTCGAGGTTTTCTTTTTTCCAGTGACCGAAGAGAGCAGCGGCTGTGAGGTCGTGGAGCTTTGACAGGTCCGCTCCTCCATACCACTTGATCGGTAGTTTCGCGAGCTCTTCAAGGCTGAAATTCCACTGAGCATCAGAAGTCTGAAACTCATCAAGATTGAAGTAAGCCTTTTGAGCGGTTGTGTAGATGTTCAAGGATCTCGAAAGGAAATCCTTTCGCTGCTGAGGATCGTTCTGAGCCTGCAGCGCATCGTGCATCATGTCCTCCGGTCTTATCGTGACACCGTAAGACGGATTAGCTAGTTCGTGTTGTTTCGGATCGAGATAATCTACATCTCCGTTTTCATCTTTCTGTGCTTTCGAAACAAAACAGAACAGCGTGTCGTCTTTGACGGTACCATCAAGGACCTTCTCAGCATATTGAAGACGACCATAGCAGAATGAGTTGACGTTATCTCCTGCGGTCGTTATTCCTATCATCAGCTTATTTGTATAGGCTTTCATAGCCTCTTTGAATCGATTATATTGAGCTGCTTTCTTGTAAGCGTGGATCTCATCCGCGATGCAGATGTTACATCCGAACGAGTCCTGGTTATCAGGATTCGCAGCCATAGCCTCAATATAAAGAGATCCTGTCGGTACTCCGGAGCTATCCATGAACTGCTTCTGGATGGAGTGCTCCGCATTGTTATCAAGAACACGAAACTCGTCGAGGATCCCTCGGACTCTCATCGTGTAGGTGATCTTGTTAAAAGCTTCCCTTGACTGCTTCAGTGAAGCAGCTGTGATATAGATCGTGGATCCTGATCTTCTCTCGAGGAATCCGAGAGCTAAAGCCAGGGCTCCAACAAAAAGAGACTTTCCTGATTTTCGCGGGACGAAAATGAAAGCCTCTTTGAATCTTCTTTCGTTAGTTCCTTTCTTGAAGAACCCTAACAAGTTGTAAACGATAAAGATTTGCCAGTCTTGCAAAAGAAGTGGTTTGTTTTTGAGAGGAGTTCCGTCGATCGCTTCACCCTTCTCGTGAACGAAGATCTGCTCGATGAATCCACAGACGAAGTCCGCGTCTTTTTTCCGGAGCGTCAGATCATCTCGTTTTAAGTCAGCCAGGAACCTTACGCACTCTCTGAAGTTGTTTCCGGCTTTGCGCTTTCCAGCTACCACTTCACGAGCATAATTGACAGCCCTTTGGTAATAGCTTACAGCTTTCATGATTTCACCTCATTACTTTTTCCCTGCCTTTGTCGTCTTTGGCTTTGCTTTGCTTTTTGTTTTCGTAACAGTTTTCTTAACTGTTTTCTTTGGTGTTTTCGGTTCGCTTCCTTTTTCGAGATTAGCGAGCACCTTATCAAGCGGACTCTGTTCGGCTGGCTTCATAGAATCTTCATTCAATTTCTTCAGTCCTGCAGGAGTGAGTCCGAGCTCTCGCCAGTAGACCAGAGCATCTCGGTTCATGTTCTGCCACTCTTTTAGAAGCGGATTGATTATCATGTTCTCCTGGCCTCGGTCAGAGACATACAAAACCATGACCTCAGATCCTTCAGCCTGATATTGTCTATAGAGCTTGTCTCTCTGCTCGAGTAGTTCGGCCAGGGTTTGAATAACGTTACCGAATCCGGAATAATCGACACCCTTGAGAGACATCTGTTTTTTAATTTCAGTTATCCAGCTCTTAGCTGTCATGTGACCTCCTTAATTCGGGGGAGATATCTTAACTTTTCCCGCGCAGTTGGAAAAACC